TACATTGTCAACGGATTTTGAGCTTGACGCAAAATTATCTAAGCCACTAGCCGATGTATCATTCCAGTTTGTAATAAAGCAAAATAATCTATCATTTGCAGTGTCTATGTAAAATCCTATTATCTCAAGACCCTTGTCCGTAAGTCCAAAGTCTGTTTCTAGTATGTTCCCAGGAACATTTTGTAGCTGTCCTGAGTCTCCTCCCTCAGAGTTTATTATAACAGCGTTTCTTGCATCTATATACTCTTTATTTGAAATTAATCTAGGGGTAAGATCTTTATTCATCTTAGCCCCTATAAAAAGATTTTTAACCTCTGCCATATTTTATGATTTTATCCATTTAGATTTTCCTCTCATTACTTGGGTTATTTCCTCAAGCTTAATATTAGATAATCTTATTTTAGCATTCCTTAGCTTAGCACTTCTTTCTCTCTTTAGTCTTTGTACAATATATTCAGGCTGATTAATACGTGTAGATATGATCGCATGGCTTATATGGGCGTACATGGCGTCCTCTATCATTTTAGGGACCCTAGTATCCAAATCATACGCTAGGCCGTCTGAAATATACTCTATGACGATCAACTTATCTTTTAAGTTACTTGAGAATGTAAACACCCCCCTTACGTCATCAACACCAAACCAACCATTGTTTTGGGTTAATGTAGGATCTTCCCCATATCTTTGGCCATATGCTGCACCCCAATAAATATTTCCAACATATTCGTCAGCAAAATCATAGCCCTCATTTAAAGATTTTGCATCATATAACCCTGTTATCTTTTTAGTATCAGCTTCTCTCCACCTTGATACTGTTTGTGGCGGGTCAGTGTCTATGTTCTCGCCAGAATTATCTTGTATGGGAACGCCTGTAGAGTCTTGTTCTAAGGCTTCTGCTGGATTTATTGTAAGGTTTGTATTTGGGTATATAATTCTTTTTACCCCCAACTTATCAATGTAAGATAACCTAACATAATTTACATAGTCTTGAGGCATTATGGCTGTTAGACTCGGGGATATAGTTAACTCTTGAGACTTTATAGTCTTCAGTGTATCGTAACTAAATTCCTGCATTCCGCGTTTTGCGTGAAATATTACATCCGTTCTTTTAACACTTGGTATTAATTTACCTGCCCCAACGTATGCAACAATAAAATTATTAATAACATCGTTTAAAGAAGTGTACTGATAGCCCCCATAATTGTTGCCATCGTAGTATTCTGCATTAGTTTCGGTAATTAAACCACCATTTGGATTTGGCATATCTTATTAGCTTTTTTCGTTTATTTCTTCTTTCTGTATTTGACTTGCAGCAACCTGTATAACTTGCGGGTCTTTTATTACAACCCCAAAATAAAATAGCACTTTCATAATAAAGCTTGTTTGCTCTGCTACATCTAACTCTATATCCGTAGAACCGTATGTGCTACCAGAGTTTAAGTCTTGCGACCTTAGAGTAATTGTTGGACCTATAGATTCAGGTGGAGGATTAGGGCCAATAGGGGGATAAGATAAAGCCCCATTGCTTACGGTGAATATATCGCCTGCCTGGTAGTTTTTACCACCAGATACCACATTAATATCTGAAATTACTTCGTTACCAACTGTTCCGCTAACTATTATTGTGAACTCAAGTCCAGACCCTGCTGGATTAAGCTGCGTATAAGCTACCCCGTTATATGTACCTAATTGAATATTTGATGCTTCGGCCGTAATGCTGTCATTTAGTGTTCCAAGGCCAACGTTAACACCTGTTGCTTCATACACATTAGTATCATAAATATATTGTCCTACGGAACCAATAGTATACCCCCATCTAGGGTCCTTTGGCTTTCTTAAGAAGTTAACAGATATGTCGCTTGTTATGGTATCAGGCTTTATAAACAGCTTGTCATTCTCAAGTAAATAAGTTGGAAAAGATGTTGTTGATTTAGTTAGTGGAGATTTTTGAATGTTATAGAAGTCCATTCTTTGCATTCTCTGCAATTCAGTGGTATCGTTATATACAACAGTACCTAATGAATAAAGCTCTACTTCATCACCATAGGAATCTGTTGTTGGTAATGAAAAGTGAGCAGGTATTGTTCCTGCTACTGGTACATAGGTTGATGTACCAAATGTTTTAAATATAGATAGATGTTCATCTATGGCTGCAACCCTATCCGCATAATCTGTGTCAGATTGGGGAACCCTTAACTGCTGATTTAAAGAGTTAGTATAGTCACCAAATATTTCTAGCTGCACCTGAGTGGCAATTTTATTAAACTCATCTGGAGTTACATAGCCTCTTTCCTCCTTATTAAGGATTAGCAGCACAGTTTTATATACGGTATTTACATTTATTGCCATATTTTTATTTTGTTTTATTATATGGGTAGACCAACAGTTACGTTAGCCTACCCTTATAAATATAGTTACGTGTTATCCGAACTTTTTCTCTATGCTCGAATATACTTGCATCCCTTCATCAGTTTTAAACCAACGAGCTAGTGCAGAGTATGGGTGCTCTTCAAAAGGAACTGTCATAAGTTTCTTTCCATTTGATGCCCACATAAAGGTTTTTTGATCCGGAGATATAGATAATATTCCAGCTTCAACCGCTCTAATACCAAAGCTTCTAAGCTCTACATTTTCGTCATTTGCTAGACTTATAAATAAAGCAGGATTGCTTTTAGCAAGTAACATTAAGTCTCGCTTAAGCTCTTTACTTGTCATTTTATTAACAGCAGTTCCTAATTCAGTTCTAAGTATTGCCTCTGCGTGATCTACGTCTAATCCTTGTGCTAATACTAAGGCCTCTATTTCAAGGTTAATATCTTCTAACTCATCTACTGCAATTGCAACATCATCTTGCTCTCTATATGTACCACCTTTTTGTGGGTGATATAAAGAAAGCAGCTTTTGTAAATTTTGCTTAGCCTTTGGTACTAAAAGTACTCCATCTACAAACACAATATGAGCAACTGTTACATGTCCCTTTTGCTCATCTACAAAAGGAGAATTTTGATTTGTTGCATACCTTAGCTCCCTTTGTTGCCCCGTATCTTCATCAAAATATAGTAAAGGAAACCTTGAAGAATGCTTGCTACAAAGTGTAAAAGTTAGTGGTGACGTGCCGTTCGCTAGATAGTATCTTCTATCTTTAATCTCCCACTTAGGTTTTGAGTTTTTTACTTCAGCAATAGGAGCTTCTATTAAAGTCTCTTCTTGCATAATTTCTTGTTTAGGTGCCGCGCTTTTTGGGGCTACCTTTGATTTTTGGGCTTTTGTTGCCATAATAAAATATAATATAAAAATTAATAATAAGAGTAATAATTACCCCCATCTAAAAGACGGGGGTAACATTACAATAGTTAATACTAAACAGTCGCCGTAAACAATACGAAGTTGTTAGCAGCTTGAGTAACTAAACATCTTTCAGATAAGAAGTTAACTGTCATTGCATCTAAATCAGAAGTAGCAGCACCTCCAACAGATCCAGTAAGCCAAGACTTCATTCTTCTATCGTCAGCTTCAGAAGCTCTGTAACGTACGTGTAAGAATGGCCGTCTGATGTTAGTACCTAACATTTGGTCGTATACTGTGCTTGTTCCAGCAGGAACTAATACACCATCAATATCTTTAACTAAACCTCTTGTAGAAGCATCGTTTAAATATTTCCAGTCAGTCTTGTAGAAGTCATAAGAACCTCTTCTGAAACCGTCAAATCCTAAGTTTAATGCCATTTCCTCAGAGTTTTCAAATACACCGTAAGATGTACCACCCGCTCCGTAAGCATTTTGCGCAGCTAACATATCATCAAAATCTAAAGAAGTAGATCTGTTCAAGAATAACATATTCTCTTCAATTGCTCCTTGCTTATCAAGATTTTGTAGAATGAAATCAAAGTCTTGCAAAGCACTTCTGTTTCCAGCTCCTGGAGTTACATCACCACTTGCATAATTTTGGTATACATTACCTCTTGCTTTTACTGCGGCAAATAAACCTTCAGTACCAGCAGATGTAACTGTTGTATTCAATGCAGCGGCTACAGTTGATCCATTGCCAGCTAATTCACCTTCTACCATTGCCATTTCTAAGTAATCTTGGAAACGCAATCTTGTTTCTCCTTCAGACTTCAAGTACCATAGGTATCCTGATGTTCCGTCTTCAGCAGCAACTTCAACCCATCCAATTTGTGCAGCATCAGAACCACTAATTTCATAAGTGTCCTTAATAATAATTGGCTTGTTACTGTACTGCTGGAATGAGGCCTCTAAAGAACCTTGCATACCGGGTTTTCCTTTAGCAAACTCAGAGCCATAAACAAATAGATTTACAGCCTCATCTCCAAAAGTTACGTCGCCAGCAGCATTTGATGAAAACAATTGTTGAGTATAAGGCAATAAAGTAAAAGTTTGAGCTCCTGCATCCGCAACAGATACATATGCTTTCAAGGTTCTTAGTCCATCAGCACTAGATACTACTACTGTGTTTCCAACTCTTACTGAGTTTTCCAATGCAGTACCTAATGTTACAACCCCTGTAGCAGCCACGATAGATACCGTAGAGTTAGGAGTTACTGCATCATTTTTATATCCAATGTGTAATCTGTTTTGCTCAGACCATACAACTTGGTCAGAAGTCATTGGCATTTCAGCACCTACCATACGTAAAAACCCAGATAGAGTTCTGTTTCCGTACCGCTCTACCTCAGCTTCGTAAAGCTCTGGTAAGTATTGTTGTGCAAAGTTATTTGAATTTGCTCCAGTATCTGTGAAGTCTAAATAATTGCCTACTAAGGCAGTTTTTGTTGGTGTTGGCGTTAAGCTAAATTTTCCTAACGGGTCTATACCTGTTCCAAATTTTCCCATTTTGTTTTGTTTTTTTAATTGTTAAATTGTGATTTTTTAATTTTTAATCTTGAAGAATCCGCTCCGGTTACGGACTTAATCCTAATACCATTTACAAATACAGCATCACCAGCTGTTTGCCTCGGAGTGTTTGATATGTTCTTAGAACTATCTACAACATCCTTAACAGCGTCTGCTTTGCCTTGTTCATAAAAGTGATTAGCAATCTGATCCATATTTTGAGCAGCATACATTGCTTTGTGATAACCTTCGTGATTAATTATCTCGCCTTGTTCGTCGACAAACTTTTTGACAAAATTATCAATATTAGATTGTTGCTCAGCAACTTTACTTGGGTTATTAATACCATATCTAAATTTCTTTCCTCCGACTTCATATTCAAAACCTTTGAAATTGTCGTTTAAAAGATTAGATGTAGCTCTCTTAAACCTGTCGTGCTTCTGCTCGGTTAAGCTTGCTTCTTCGTTATATCGGTTGAAGAACTCCATTGCTTTTTGCTGCTCTTGGGTTACGCCTGGTCTTAACTTAATCTCATCGTAATATTTACCCTTTAAGTTTTCTAAAAAGCTTTTGGCTTCTGCAACTTCTTCTTTATACGCTAATTTTCTTTTGCGTATATCTCTTTCTTCGTCAATGTCTTCGTCATACGAGAAATTGTCTTCCAAAAGGAATTTTATTTCTTCATCGTTTAGATGAGGTTTACTTTTTTTATAGTACTCTTTCAAAAGCACATCATTATCCACGTTTGAGTAATCTGCATTAAGCCTAACATAGTCTTCTACATTTCCTCCCGTTTCTTCCATAAAGGCAACAAGCTTTTCAATGTTCTCAGGTAACGGCTTACCCGTAATTTTTTCATCCCTAATTGCTTCTTTTGCTTCCTTTACAACTTCTTTTACTTCTTTAGCTTCCTCTTCAGTTATTTCTTGGATGCCAGCAAACCCTTCATCTTGAACGGTGCTTTCCCCTGATGGTACTTCTGTATCCACTTCTTGTACAGTTTCGGCTGGTTTATCTGCAGCCACTGTTGTTGTTTCTTGCTCTTTATTGGCATTGTCTTTTGTTAAATCAACTTTAATAGGCTCTTTCTCAGCCTTATCTTTAGCAGGTAAATCTACTTTAATAGTTTCGGCTTGCTTATTAAGCTTTTTCATTTTAGGTTTACTTTTTATTTTAAAGTCACCTTCCTGTTCTACTTTTTCTGACATAATATAATATAATATAAATTAAAAAATTCTATCTAGGCCCGAACTTTTCTAACCCAAAGCCTCCTAATACATCATTACCTGAACTTTCAAAGTTTTTCGGCAATAAGTTGTTTTTTCTTTGGTCAATCATTTCGGATTGTTGTGTGCCTGTTATTTTTACACGCTGGTCTTTTCTGTCTTCTATTTCTTTTTCTCTTTCAGATTCAGACTTGATTCTTGCTTGGGCTAATTGCATGTTAAAGTTAAACTCTTCAGCCATAAGCTCTCTCTTAATTTGAGCTTCTGTTTGCATTCTTTGTATCTCAAATTGAGATTTAGCTTGCTCAAGACTTACTTTTTCTGCAGTCAATGCTTGCTGCTTTTGAACTTCCGACATTGCAGTCTGTTCTGCTAACTGTGCGTTAGCTTGTGCTTGTGCCTGTATGTTAGCTTGCTGCGCTTGTTGTGCAGCTGCTGCTTTTTCTTTTCTTCTAGTCTTTAATATTTCGTTTGCTAGTTGAAGATTTTTCACTTGCCTAATATCTATGGCATCTTCTAAATCAATACCACCTGATTGTAAAGCAACTTGTATGTTTTGCTCTAGTTGTGCTTTTTCTTCTTCATCTGGCTCTAACTCTAAGAATATACCGAAGTCATGTAGGTTAAGCTCCTTTATGCTATCCAACGTAGCAACATTAAAATGTGTTATACTATTCTTTAATGAATTTGCAGTTAAAGCGTATTCTAATGAATCAGCTATTCTTCTTGAAACGTTTTCGCACGTTCTAAGAGCCAAATAGCAGCTTGCTTGCAATATATGTCTGGTTGCTACATTAGATTGATTAGCGGCCATCTTTTGCAGCCCTACGAGTGCATCTTTAGCTGGAGCAGAACCATCTCTTGCTTCATTTAATCCCGTAACATCCCGTATCATTTGTAAATAGTATTGATAGGTTTGTATTAGCGATTGTATTTTTGCACCGCCGCTCGATGTCTGCAATTCTTGAATTGGCACCTTGCCCCTGTTCAATTCCCCATCTTGTGTCATAGACCTACCTAAAACACTACCGGTTTGGAAGTACATATTAAGTGCTTCAGCAGGATTATAGTTTGTTCCGTTTCCTAAATCAACTTCTGCTAAGCCGTCAACATCTAAGAATACTCCATCTGGAACCATTCTAGACATTACTTGCTGCAGCTTAAGATGAGTCAACTGAATCATATCAGCAAACCCAGTAATTCTATTTACTAGTGAATCAATTCTACCGTTATATATTCTAGGGGCACATATAACATAATTCATATCTACCTTAGTGGTATCTGCAAATGGCCTTGTCATATTCTCTGCAAGCTTCCATTCTAACATCTGATTATTGCCTAATACTTTTGCTCCACTATATAATACCTCTATGCTTCTTGATACTCTTTTAAACGTATCGTTTTCTGGTGGATTAAAGCTATCTGTTTTTTGTATTGCTTTTTCTAACCCATTTGCACTTTGCTTTATTTTAAATACTTGATTGTTGTATGTCTTGTATTCAAAATATAATATTTGTACTGTATTTTCATCATACCCTTGCCAGCCTGTAATATAGTTTCTATTGCCAGGCATTTCTTCAATACGCTTAAGTTCTTCCTGTGGTATGTTTGGAAATTGCTTTTTAAGTTCTGGTATTGACACTGATTTTACTTCGCCAACATAGTATATGTCTTCAAAGTTTGGATCATCAGTGTAAGAGTAAACCATATTAGCTGGATCACAGTATTCTGTAACAACGCCATTCGCTTTGTTCCAAGTTGTTTTTACTGCACCTATACCTAATACAGTCAAATCGTAATTGTATCTTTTCCTAACCTCGTTAAACTTGTTTTTAGCAAGTACTTGGTTTATAACTTCTTCCTCTGCTATCTCTATTGATTGCTTGTAATCAAGCTGCATATGAGTAGCCAATTCTTCTGGTGTATCAGGAAGCTTGTCAGGGTTATCTGTGTTAAACGCATCAATTCCTGTTTGCTCTTTAAGCTTAAGTAGCTGCTCTTTCATTATGATGTCTTGTAACATCTTTTCAGCATAGTCAGTCCTTTTCTTCGTAGAGCCAGGATCTTGGGCATAAGCTTTTATTTCGTACTCCTTTTCTGTAATGCCATTAGATACTATATCTACAAACTTTGAAATAACTGGAACTGGTTTCCAATCAAGGTTTAAGTAAGATAAGTCACCGTTTATTGCTAACTCATCTTTATATTTTTGTACGGGCTGTTCGCCTCTTGCATATAACCTAAGCGTGTGGAAGTGATTGTAATTTGTAGCAAATCTATTGCCAACTCCTCCTTGTTGAAACCACTCCGCTTCAATTGCTCTACCAACCTGAACGCCATATTCATAGCTTGATTTTTCCTCATCACTAACAACTTGGCTAGGGAATACACTGTTTGGATTTGCGCCTACGTTCATTTAATTTATTATTTTTGAATAACTTCCAGAATTGTCATATCTTTTCATTCCTAGATTTATATTTTTTCTTACTACTTTATTTATTGGCGCATAACGGTTTCTGTTACAAGCCATAATGGCCAAGCCAGAGCTAATAGAAGCATCATGCTTTGTTCTATTATTTATATTAAATCTTGCCCAGTCTTCTAACGTTCTTTGAAAGTAAACGTCCCCCATTTCATCATCACCTAAAATTCCAACAAGTTCCTCTATATATGTTTCTATTGCAGCAGCATGTGCCTGCATAATGTCTTGACTTGAGTTAGGTATACCACCTATTTCTCTTTCTGTAACTGATAACTTGTTATACGCTTTATCTGGTCTATTCATTGAATACCCTCTATAGCCTCTATTTTTAAAATGGTATAATAGTCTAGGCTTATTATTCTCTGCTAATATTGGCATACCATAAAATACGCAAGCCATTAATACATCCTCAAAAAACATTTCTGCCGTTTGAGGCCTAGCAATATATTCTAAAAAGAAATGATTAGCAGGAGCTTCTTCCATACTAAACTTTGTTAGCCCATGCAAAGCACCATTAGAGCCTCTACTATCTACTGTCCCTGATATATCGTAACTATCACACCCAAACGCTCCTAAGTGTTCATTACCCGGATAATTTGTTCCGTGCTTAGATATAATCCTATTTTGTAAACTAATAGGAGGTATCCATGAAACATGAAACCTTCCGTCTTTATTTGGCATAAACATCACTTTAGTGTCTTTAATGCCATTTTCCCATTGAAAGTTTCCCCTTGTAACTAATGTACTTGCAGCCATAGATTCATTGTGGTCTATTTGCTGGTATATTTTTGTTAGATTAAACAGAGACTCCTTCGCTTCATCTCTAAAAGCGTGCTGTTCTGTTCTCGGAAACTGTCTATAAAATTCATTCAATCCATCTTGGTCGTTTTTAAGACCATCTACTTCGTTTTCCCAAAACTCAATAACGCCCTGTTTAATAGGTATACCATAAGGGTCCTCTACTTTGTCTTCTGGTTTATCGAATACAGGTAGCCCATAAGAATCGATGTATCCTTCGTAGTTCCATTCCATAGGTATGAACAAAGAATATAATCCTGAGCTAGTCTGTCCATTGCTGTTCCTTCTTGTAACGTCTGACGCATAATATAATTTTTTAAAATTATCTCCTCCCTTGTCTAAAGCATTTGATGTTGAACCCATCATGCACTTCCCTATTATCCTGCTACCCAATCTAAGACAGGTCTTTGTAACTCTCCAGTTATTTAGTATATTATTAGGTTTCTCCCATTTGCCGGATTCGTCGTGTACAAGTAGTTTTAATTTTTCTCCATCATAGGAGTTATCACCTGTATTTTTCCAGTCAATCGTAGTATCCAGCCCTTTGAGATCTTCCGGGTTCTCATTAGCATCAAGTTTCCTCCTTGTAAGCTTTGAGGCCGGTATTCTATATGCAAGCTCTGTCTTTGGCCTGTCCATACCATCTTGTATGGGCTTAAAGAAGAACGGGTAATTAACCGAGATTGGTACAACCTTGTCGGTAAACATTTTCTTTGCATCAGGTCCTGATTTCGAAAGTATCCCGTATCTGGAATCAACTGATATTGTGGCAAGGTTAACTGTCTCTCCTGAAGACATAAAGGAGAATCCACTCCGTCTATTTTTAAGATAGCACATTCCGAATGATCTGTAATCTGCTTTGCAGGCTTCCCAGAATATATAGAATAATCTGTTTGATTCTCTAAAATCGGGTGGCCCAACATCAATCTTTGACCATTGCAGGTACATATAATGAGTGCCAGTAATGTAAGTAGGATTACCCTTATTATTAAACCAAAATCCCTGTTCTCTTCTTTCAAATTCTTTCTCAATATAATCGTACCATTGTTCTTTGAAATCTTCAGGATACTCCTTCCAATCAAAAATTGTTTTTATTCTACTTAATTCTTTTGGGTACTCGGTATGGGACCACTTCTTGTCTTTAAAGTTGTGAGTTTCAAACTCAGCAGGTAAGGCTATCTTAAGATTTTGTATTTCATAAATCTCTCCTATCTTACCCGTTTTACTTATGATTACCATATCATGGTCTTCATCATACCCGTACTTCCAGGTCTTGTGCCTGTTTTTCTTTTTGAGTGTAGATGCTTTGATGTAGTTATCCAGAACCTTGTATAAAGTTTGTTCGTACATACTAGTTAAATTTAGCCCTACCCTCAGCAAATCCTTTGAACTCGCTTTTCTTTTTATTTTCGTCTTTAGGCTTATCGTCTAAAAGTTCTTCTTCTTGTTCAATTCTATTTAGAATTTCAAAGGCATCGAATATTGCTAGCTTTTTAGTTGCCGCGGCATTCTTTAATTTGTCTGCTGTTAAGTCATCATCCGAGTCCACAATAGCCTCCTTAGCCACTTTTATTAACTCTTCAACAGCTCTTTGCCCAGCTTGGATTATATTCTTCTTCGTTTCCTTTACGTTCATGCTTCGCAACAATATTAATTAATTTCATACAATATAATAGTTCGCCATCAATGATAAACTCAAATTCTGACGTTGGTCTAAAAGACACTAAGTCCTCTTCATTTATTCCAAGGTCAACCAAACCTTTGTTACCAAAC